CTGCAAGTGAAATGGGATCCGCCATTCTTATTTTTTAGTAACATTTTTATTAGCGTATCTTTGGTGAAAGAGGCCGTTCTGGAGTTCCGCACGAGTACTCATTGGCTCATAACCGATAGATCGGAGGGGTACCTTACACTCCATGTTGGCGAGTGGGAAGAGGTTACGTTCATAGGTTGGTACGATAACCTTGTTGAAACGAGTGGTGGATTGTGGACGAAGTTGGTCGCTCACATCGATGAATTGCGCTGGAGAACCCTTCCCGGCCATGTAGGGAGCAGTTCCGTAGAGCATAGTATTTGGACGACAGCAGTAGTTAAGGGTACTGGGCTGAGGATAGACGAAGACTTCCTCAGTGGCCTTCACAGATGGAAGAGCGCCCGCATTTTGAACTATTGCAAGACCAGGTTGTAATTGGTATGCCATATTTATTATTACATGAGAATATTTATATTTAAGATGGACCGATTCCATGTCCCCGATGAGAAACTCGGCTATCACCGGAAGGATCAAGACCCGCAAAAGCCTCTAACTGAACACCCCTGGCATCTGGGCTGCACATTTCTGGATTGGTTCGGCAATCACGTCCATTCTTGGATCCGTAGCACCACTCCGCGAAAGCAGTCTGATCCCCTGGAATACTAGAAACCGGGGCAGTCACAAACTGACGAGCAGCCGCGGCGCGTTGCCTCTCTGGGAGAGCCGAACGAGATCTACCAGCGTCATATGGAATGCGATCGTCTAAATACGACTTAACAAATGGCTTCACCGTTGGATAATAACAGGCTTCTAAACGGTTGGGGGCATCAGTGTAGTCTGTCATGAGCACATTACCCATGGGATTGTCAACAGTGGGCATTTGACACCCTCGTCCATCACCACTTACACTGAAACCATACCCCTCCTTCACCATCTTAGACTTATACATAACATAAAGGACACCTAAAATAGTGCTACCAAGGACAAAGATCCTTGGGTCACGACGAGTTAAATAAATGATGCAGCATGCATAAATTACAAAACGAGAAGAAGCATTAATTCGGTCTTCTGGAGTTTGTTCATTGTTTGGCCAGAATTGTAAAACCTGATCAGATCTAAAGAGTTGCTGAGGATCGTCAAACCACGCCTTCATTTAATATACTATGAGGTTTAATTTTTGTTCATACCACCAAGCATACTGCCCATCATCTTCATGAGTGCATCCTGGTCAAGTTCACCACCGTCGGTCTGCATCTTATCCGCGACACCCTTTGCGATGCTCTCAATTTGGGAGAGTGTATCAGCTGGGATAGAGTTGATAGTAGTTCCAAGCATGTAGAGAGTCTGGAGGTACTGCCAAGTCGCAGCCTTCGTACCCTCACTCATACGAGACCAGTAACTCTTGATGTTGAGGTCCTTAAGGAAATCAATAGTCTCAATCTCCTCTAGGAGGAAGGACTCATCCTTACCAGAAATCTTATCCGCGTAAGGACTCACACCCTTCATAAAACCATCCACAATCATACGTGGGTTAGTCTGTTTAATCACCTCAAAAGATGTAGTCATCTTCTTGATGCCTTTTTCCTCTGGAAAAGTCTTGTGCAATTCCACAAGAAATTGGGAGAGCATGTCATTAAACGCAGTGACAGAAGCCATTTTCTTATATTATACCTGTAATCTTTAAGTTTAAAAAGGTTCATTAGAAATAGTCTCACGTTGTCCAACACCGTTAGACACTATGAAGAATACGAGAATAGCATTTAGGGCAGCTGGCTTGGTATACTTGTTGAGTTCCAACTTACCCTCATTGTTCAGTTGAGCCTTGACATGAATGTAACCAGCGGTGATAGCCGCGGCGATGAGTGCGGCGCTCATCGGATCTCTGAGATAGTCGGATAACTCCATTTAATTATACGCAGTTTTTTTTACACGCTGATCAGGTGCGTCGCCGAAAAGAACACCATCATCCTCCTCTTCAGTGGCCTGAGGAGGAGGTGGAGCCCCAAAAGTTGGCTCTCCCATCGGTTCCTCTTCTAACTCGGGCTCTGGAGCCTGAACACCTGGGACAGTCTTGAACTCGTTCTCTAGACCAGTGGGTTGAACTTGTTCCTCCCCACCCATCATGGGTTCGTTTTCGGGGAGGGGTTCCGCCTCTGGCATCGCCTCTGGCATCGCTTCTGGCACCTCCTCAGGGCCATCAAACACATCTGGGTCCTCGGTGTCTTGAACCTCACCGTCAAGGTCAATGTCGCGAGTCTCTTGGGACATATAGGTCTGAAGAATCTGTTGAACAGGGATGAGCTCCTTCACAGTAGACTCAATGCATGCACAGAAACGCTGAGTAAGCTGATCATCCCTCGTGTATTCACTCTGTTCCTCGTGAAAAATGTATGGGTCACGATAAAGATCCTTAGCGGCGTTGTTGTAGCATGTTTGAATGAATACCTCGTTAGTTGGAAGCTTGAGACTAATCTTCTTATTGTCTGCCTTTAGGCGAACAGCAGAGAGAATCTTAGTACAGGCAACAAAGACCGCCGCTAGGAGGTCGTTGAACCACGCACAACGATCCGCGATATTCCTGGTGTGGTTAGCAGACATCTGGTTAGACCAGTTGGGAACTTCCTTTAGAAGCTTCTGAAACATAACAAGGGGCTTCTTTCCCTTGGAAAGTGTGACAGCTTCTTTGTACATATCCTGAAATACTTCAATCATAACCGGACACATGATGAGGCAAAGTTGGCCAAGGTACTCCTTTTTAGCTTCAACCAGTACATTTAAGTTATCCATTTATCATTGAGTGTGTTTTTTATTATCATACTTCCTACGCACTTCTCCTGTACTTATCAGCCATCTTCTTCAAGTTCATGAGGTCTGGGAAATCTGGTTCTTCCGATTCAACACTCTTATCTTTAGTCTTTTTGGGTACCACCCAAGATACATATATGTCATACTCACTGATGAGTCTCACATCAAATCCACCCAACTTAAATTGCCGTGCCACGTACCGCGCGGCTGCCGATCTATCAAACGTCGGACACCCAACGACAAATGCGGGTACTGTCAAGAATACCTGCTTGTGACCAAGTTCAACACATTGTTTTATTTTGCGAGAAAACTGTTCGTATATTCGTTTGTATATTTCCTTTTTGATCTGCTTTCTCTTTTCATCAATCCGTGTTACATCGTGGATGCTGATCATTACAATTACTGCAATTTATTTTTAGCCATTTCTAACTCACCGAGGGTGGGTGTAGCCTTCTCCTTGACAAGATCGTATTTTACGAAATCCTTACCTGAAGCACCGTCAACGAAGGGGGCAATTTCAGAAGCCGACTCAGCTTCAAGTGGTTGTGTACGGAGAGAAGTCAACTTCACGTTTCCGTTTACGACCTCAAAATAAGCCGCGACTGTAAAACCGAAGGAGAATCCATTGTTTTTCACAGTCATGAATACACACTCATAGATCTCCTTGTCTTCACCGACATACTTTTGGACATTGATCGTCTCGATAATGTATGTGCAGAGACCAGTGCGCTTAGCGATCTCCTTGTTGGTTTGGAGAACAAACTCTTGCATCATATCGTTATCAACACTGGCTTCCGCCTGGCGATACCCAGATAGGTCGGGCTTGGTATCATCCAAACGAATACGACCAGTTGGTTTAGTGTGTCCTGAAAATCCAAATATTTCCGTGAATGGCTCACGACGAACCGTGAGTAGCAGGACAATGGCAATAAGAACAATTGTCAAAGACCAGTTCATCATCTTTACTACTATGCGTTAATTTTTTTTTACAAAATACCCCTATACATATTAGATGTCTCTACTGATATATAGCCCCAGATGCAAACACTCTATGGAAGTTATTGACTACGTAAACAGACAACCACAGTTGAAGCAACTTGTTGGTTATCACAACATAAACACCCAGGGTATTCCACCTGCGTACAAAAACAAAATCACCCGAGTCCCCACCATGCTCACCAAGAATGGTAAAGTTCTCGTAGGTGGTGAAATAAAAAACTGGTTGGATTCCCTCCTCCCTAATAAGGAAATTGGTAACTGGGGCTTCGGTGGATCCTGTTCCATGACGACCCTCGATAACGATGAAAATGAGTCTGAGATGTTCTCCCTGGATTCCTATGGACAGTCTTTACAACCAGCCATGACACGAGAACTCGAGGAAAAGATTAGCAGGGATGTGAGTAAAGGAGTCGCCTATTCAGACCAAACTAATTAAAGATAAAACGCGGAATATTTAGTAATATGAAATTGGTAACGATTCAGGCATCTGCTATCAAATCAACATTTGAAGTACTCAAAGACATCCTCAATGATGTGAACATATACTTTCGTCCACAGGGTATGTACATCGTCACGTTGGATACAGCGAGGACATCCCTAATTGATATGTTCCTCGCTGCTGACAACTTTGAGGAATATCACTGTGATCAGGATGAAATTATTGCAGGCATTAACATCTCAAATACGTTTAAACTTTTAAAGACCATCACCAATAATGACGTACTCACAATTGAAATCAACTCCAAAGAATACATGGATATTGAGATTACGAGTGAATCGAAGAAAACGAGTACAAAGTTTCAACTCAAACTCCTGGATATCAACGAGAGTCGCATCGAAGTCCCTGATGTTACCATGACGAGTAACACGATCCTACCCTCTGCAGACTTTCAGAGACTTTGTAGAGACATGTCAAACATTGGTATTGAAATTGAAATTACCAGGATTGGTAAAGAACTTCGGCTTCGGTGTGAAGGTGACTTTGCAAACCAGGAGACATGTATTGAATGCCCTGAAGAGAGTCCTGAGATTAAGGGTCTCTACAGCCTGAAGTACCTGAATATCTTTACAAAGGCGACGAGTATGTGTGCGTCTGTGCAAATCATGCAGGAAGAGGGTAACAGATTCCTAATTTTAAAGTATAACGTGGCAAACTTGGGAGAGGTGAAGTTTTACCTCGCGACAAAGGTTTCAGATGATATGTAATTATGGGATGCGAAGATCTTCCGTAGAATTTTGAGTTGTAAGAACAATTTTTTTCATACCCAACGAATTGGTAAGCATAATTTTTGGGAACCTTGTCTCGAGGGTTTTCCTGGTATAGTACAAAAAGTCTTCTAGACGTACCTTCTGACCATGAAAATCGTTTCTAGGACCGGCATAACGCTTAATCTTCTCTGTGATGTCCACCTGTGGTTTATCGTCGTGATCAACAATCCATGCGTGTCGTAGAGGAACGCTAAAGATCATATTATCCTGTTCACATTTACCGGGTATAAAGTTAATGTCTTGTGTGATAGCCTTGTACACTTTTCCGTCGTAATAATACTTCACACGGAGAATGAGGTTGTTTACGTTTTGAGGAACAATAGTGTTTCTAAAAGGTTTATTCGTCACGTAGCTATGATAGTCATCTAAAATACCATCCTTCCATGTCCTAGCCTCTTGTTCCCAAAATTCATCCTCAACTTTATATTTCATGTCGTGATCAATCTTGTACTCAAGTTCCTCCGATATAATACTGTAATCCCTGGGTGTCGTTAATTGTTTATAAAGATATATAAGGGTACTTAAAAGTTTGAACAACATTCTTATTTATAATGGAGGGCAACTTTTTAAGTAGGTATGAAAATAAAGTTGATCACTGGACGACTCTCATGAAGGATGACCCCGAGAATAAGAAGAAATATCAGAGTGAGATGTCAGATTACATTATTAGTTGCATGCCATATATGAATCTGTATTCTGATACGACAGAAGACGAGATCAACACAGATAACGTATTCAACGTAAAGGAGACTGTAGGTCTAAAGAGGAAAGATATTTTCAACGAGTACTTGATAGAAGTTGAAAAACAGAATCTCGCGAGACCAATTGAATATAATAGAATAGATGAATGCCCAACTTGTTCCTACAGTAATGTTATTCATATACAAGATACGAGTGAATTGGTTTGTGATGCATGCGGTTTGATTTTAGCAACCCTAATTAGTGAAGAGTTGACGTATAAGGAAGAACAAGAGACTTCTGAGAAGATTGTGAATTATAGTTACAAGAGGGAGAATCATTTTAACGAATGGTTGAGTCAATTTCAGGCACAAGAAATGACAACGATACCCCCAGAAGTCATGGATCAGTTGAGGACGGAACTCAAAAAAATGAAGATTCAAAAGTTGGATGAGATTACACATGCAAAGATTAGAGGCCTCCTAAAGAAGTTGAGACTTAACAAGTACTATGAACATGTCCCCTATATCACGAATATTCTTAACGGTATCAAAGCCCCTTCGATGCCCCAAGAATTGGAAGAGAGGTTACGTATAATGTTTAAAGATATTCAAAAACCATTCGATAAGAATTGTCCCCATGATAGGAAAAACTTCTTGAGTTATTCCTACGTACTTTACAAGTTTTGTGAACTTCTGGATCAAGACGAATACCTTCAATATTTCCCACTCCTCAAATCCAAGTCAAAACTATACGCCCAAGACCAAATCTGGAAAAAGATTTGCGATGATTTGAAGTGGGAGTTCATCGCTACGATTTGAGTTTAAAG